ATTACCTGCAGTTTCAAGTTATGTTTCTAAACCTGCTATTGATGTATCACAATCTGAAAGATTAAGTAGAGATAAAAGTGTAGGAAGAGAAATAGCTACCAAAAGTGGATTTGGCGAAGCTAGATTTGATGCTAATAATAATTTTATTGGTGGTATAACAGATGAAAAAGAGCTTTTAAGATTTAGAACAATGAGAAACTTTGCTAATGCAGAAGCTAAGCGTTTTGAAAACGAAGAAGGTATATTTATATCTAACGCATCAGAATTAGCAGAAATGGGAATTGGTCAAGCAGATTTAATAGATAAAATGGCAAAAGCTCATGCTGACGGTTTAATTTACGATATGACTACTAGAATGGCGGTAAACGAAGGTATAATAAGTGGCACTCAAGCATTACAACGAGAGATATATGAAGACATTCAACAGATTGCTCAATCTGGTGTTGGAAATGCAGGGATAGAATATTACCTATTAAAATTAAATGAATTTAACCCAGATTTAGCAGCACAAGTACAAATAAATCCGTTTACAAAACCACAAGGTTATGATGATGTTTTAGAACTACTAGATGAAAAAATGCTACAAGATATTTCTGAAGGTGACGAGACTATTTTTGATGATAGCGGTGAAATTATCGAAGAGAAAACAGAAACAACGACAACTCAAGAATTAACACAATCAGAGATACTGAGAAGAGAGGCGTTAAAAAAGAAAAAATCTAGAAGCGGTTTAACTGAAATGGAAACAGAGGAACTAAATAAATTAGAACCTATAGAAATAGAAGTACCACCAACAAATGAGGAATTAAGAATTGAACTAGAGCAATTAAAAAAAGGCAAAAAAACTAAAACTGCTAAAGAAAGAATAAAAGAAATAGAAACTATATTAGCTGAAGGAAATTAATTATGCCAACAAGCATATTTGAAACTGGTAAACTAGCATCAGAAGACAGACCTAGTGTTACAGTAAGTTTACCAGACAATGCATTTGAGGTAAGTACACAAGACCCACGTGATGGTTCTAAAAAATATACATTTGATACTATATATCAAGATAAACAATTAATATCAAAAGCAAAAGATTATTATGAAAATCTTTATGGTATAAAATACAGAACTGATGAAGATGTTGTTGATGAGTTTATTGCAGATAGAACATGGAAGCAAGCTAATATTACAAGTATTGCATCAGAATTTATTGATGTAAAAGGCCTTGATACTAAACAAAGAGAAAATTTAGCTTATCTTCAAAACTATTGGAATGAACTTCCTAGTTTTTATGAAGAAGGCGGCAGAGGTTGGGTAAATGGTATTTGGTCAAATTTATGGAGAGGGGCACTTGATTTTGCAAATATAGCTAGTGTAGGTTTTGGTGCACTTGTTACAAAAACAGCAGGTAAAAAAGCTGCTTCAGAAGTTTTAAAAAAGACACTTCAAAGTTCAGCTATTTCTAATGCAAAGAAAAAAGCAATTCAAAAAGAAATTATAGAGTTACAATCTAAAATTGTAAAACCTGCTATAATAAAACAAACTGCTATTGCTACAGGAGCTACTGTAGGATTTGATGCATCCTTATTTACTGCCGCAGATATTATTGCACAACAATCAGAAAAAGATATAGGATTAAGAGATAAAATAGATTTAAAAAGAGCAGGTACTGTTGGTGTAATTGGGGGTGGTATTAGTGTACTGCCTAGTGGGTTTTTTTCATATTCTGCTGTAAAAGAATTTGCAAAAACATCACAGAAAAGCACATTAGACCCTATATTAAAACAAGCATCAGATAATCTTTTAACACCAACTAAAAAAGTAAAGTATAGAACGGATAGTGAAACTGATAAAACTTTAATATTAACAGGTCAAAGTAATAATAAGTATGGTAATGCAAAATATAAGTTTACATCAAAAGTATTTGACCAAAATAATTTCTATAAATTATTTACAGAAACATTAACGGGTGTAAAACAATCTGTAAAGCAATTAAAACAAGAATATATTAATAGAAAAGCAGGAGATGATGACCCTGTATTGAAAAGTCCTTACATGATGATGAAACTATTATCGTCATCTTTAGTAAGAGCAGAAGATACTTTAAAAAATGGGGTTATGCAGTTAAAACAAGTTGTTGACCCTGCTGATAATAGATTAAAATTAGAATTTGTACCTACAAAAAATAGTTTAAAAAACGGTGGACTAGAAGATATTGTTAAACCTTTTGATAATGTAGGTGAAGGTAATAATTTTTTAATGTATGCACTTGCTAAAAGTGTTAAAAATATTCTAGAAAAAAATAAAAAATTACCACAGAAAAAGAAACAAGCTAATCCTTTTAATAAAAACGAAAAGGAAGCAATGAAAATTGCTCAACGTTGGATTGATTATGGTGAAATGACACCTGCACAATATGGTAAAAAATATGATATTACAGAAGGTTCTGGTAGAAAACATGGTGTAAATTTTAAGGCAGGATTAAAAAAGTTAAAAGGGTTTACAGATGACTTACTAGAATTAAAAGTATCTGAAGGTTTATATTCAAGAGAAGCCGCTGATAAAATTAAAGCTGCGTATCCAGACGCTTATGTACCAATGTGGGGCATGAAAGAAGCAGAGGAAGTTGCTTACGTGGGTGAAAAAGTATTAACTGGTGTAGGTGCAACTGGAAAGAAAACAAGAAAAACAATACAGCAAATAAAAGGTAAAGTAACTTTAAATCCTTTATATGACTCTTTAGCTGATTATGTTAATTTTAGTATAAAAGCAATAGATAAAAATAGAGCTAAAAAAGTTTTCTATGATATGCTTGATGAATATGACACAAAAGGTGTTATTGATAAAAATTCTATTGCTAGTCTAGAAAAAAGAACAACAGGATATAACGAAGTAATAACTAAAAGTGCTGTAAAAGATTTAGAAAAATTAAATATAAAATTTGAAAAAGATGCTAAGGGTAACATTAAAGGTTTAGATGATGCTGATACAACTTTTAAAACAATAGCATTTAGAGACTCTTTTAAAAAAGATAGTGGTGAGGTTATTGATGTAGTTTACCGAGATGGTAAACCTCAGTACTATAAAGTTAATTCTGAATTAATGAAAGATACTTTTGAATTTATTCAAAATCCTACACTATTTACTCGTATTATGGGATATACAAGGTATATCTCTAGATTACCGGCAAAAGCAATTACATACTCACCCCCATTTGTTGCATTCAACTTTATTCGTGATTCAGTGACAGCAACAGTTAATTCAGCTTTTGGTTTTATACCTATACTCAGTAGTGTTCAAGGTTTTGGTATGACTTTTTCAGGTAATGCTAATGGTAAAAACATGAAAAAATATGTAAATGCTGTTAGACAAAATGATGAATTTAGAAAAGCATGGGTACATGGTCTAGGATTTACAAGTAGAGCAGAAACAGAATGGAGACCAAATACATTTGTAGATGAAATTGACAAATACGGAAGAACAAGCTCTAATGGTTTTTTAAAAAGAAATTTAAATTATCTTGGTGCAAATTTTTTTAGTCGTGGTGTAAAAGGTTATGTAGATTTAGTAGGTAGAGTAGAGTATGCTTCTCGTTTTGCAGAATATACATACGCAAAAAAAGCAGGAATAAGCTCTGTTGGTGCAGCCCTTATGGGAAGAGAAGTGTCAACTGATTTTGCTATGAAAGGCTCAAGTAGGGCTCTTCAAAATTATTCTGCTGTTACAATGTTTTTTAATGCAGGACTTCAAGGGTTTTATAGAGGATTTAGAGCATTAAAAGAAAATCCAAAAAAAGCAATGGCTGTAATTGGTGTTGGTATTGTTGCACCAGAAATAACTTTATGGACATTAAATCATAATCATAGGGAGTATAGAGAAGTACCAGATAGTGTAAAACAATTAAATTATCTTATCCCAATGTATATGAGAGAAAAAGCAGATGGAAGTCATCTATGGGAAGATGGAACTAGAAAAGTAGAAGAATTTGTTGCTATACCTAAACCTTATGATTTTGGTATATTTGCAAATATTGCTACAGGAATATTAGAAGGTGTTTACACAGTAAGTCCGGGTGTAGCTACACAATACATCATGAACTCATTTAGTATTATGATGCCGGGATTACAAACTCCTACTTTACTTAATCCTTGGGTTGCAATGTATACAAATACAAACTGGCAAGGTGACCCTATTAAGCCTACAGGTTTTTCTAGAAAAATTGATAGACTTCAATACAAATCAAATACCAGAGAAAGTATAATACAATTCACACAGTTTTTAGAAAAAATAACAGGTGATGGTGGATTAGCATTACGTGGTGATGGTAAACTAGGTGTAACAATATCACCAATAACTTTAGATTATATGGTAAATGCATATTTTACTGGCCTTGCAAGTTATCCATTAGATTTATTAGATGCTCGATTATGGGATGACGTACAGTTTGGCGAATTACCAAAAGAAAGAGGAGATAGAGCCGATTTAGCACGGCAACCTTGGTCAATAATAACAAGAAAATTTACTGTTAAAACACCTGTAAAAAATAGTAAAAACATTAAAAAGTTTTATGATATTAAAAATAGAGCTGATGCTATCAAAGACTTAAAAAATGTTACTACAACAGATTTAAGAGAAGTTTTAAATATAAAAGAATTTTCAGAATCCCAAGAAGTAAAAGACTATTTAGGTATATCATCATTTTTAAGTATGATTGCTGAGAAATTAGCAGAGTCTCGCAATGTAAGAAACGATATTAAATTTATGAAATTTCTTCCGGGAACTAAAACTGTATATAGTGCAGAATTAAAACGGCAGCATATTGATGGATTGATTGCACAAGAAAATGCAATAGCATTTAAGGCTATACAACAAATAAAAAAGGCAAACTTTGATACAATTGAAACAGATATTTTTGGTAAAACTTATAACCCTATTAACGTTAAGTCTGATGATAAGCCTGTTACATTGTCAAGACAAATGCAAGAAATACTCAAATAATATGAATATCTTCAATTCTTTATTAGATATATTTAAATCTGATGATGAGCAAATGGCTGATATCATGATTAAAGCTAAACCTAAAGATAAAGAAATATTAGCTAGGACAATGTTTGGAGAAGCTAGGGGTGAGGGTAAAGAAGGAATGCTAGCTGTTGGTAATGTTATTATGAACAGATTAAAAGATGGTAGAAGTATTTATAAAGCTACAGATAAACCGGAACTTACAGGTGTTGAAAATATTATAAAAAAAGACAAAGCTTTTAGTGTATTTAATAATCCACAATCTAAAGATTACATAAACATGATGAAACCTATAGAAGAAATGGGTACTGCAGATAAAGAGGCTTATAAATTAGCTTTGGAAATATCAGAAGGATTATTAACAGGCAAACTTAAAGACAATACAGAGGGTGCCACTTTATATTATAATCCAAATAATGTAGTAGCTACCCCAGATTGGGCAAAAAGTTGGAAAACATCTAAAACTAAATCAATAGGTAATCATGATTTTTATATTGAGGTAAAATAATGTCACTAGATAAAGAAATAGCAGAAGTTAAAACAGAAGTTAAATATATTCGAGAAGATATAGTAATACTACAAAAACAAGTTCGTGACCTTAGTCAATCGGCAAATATGGGAATTGGAGGGTTACGTGTTGCCCTGTTCATTGGTGCTGTTTTAGGTGCTATTTGGACATTTATGAAATTTTTAAAATAGGAGATATTATGGATAAGATAAAAGATATGTGGAATAGTCTCAGCAAAAAAGGTAAAATGTTTGCCTATGGTGTTGGTGCTATTTTAATCCTTATTATAATTAGTTATATTATTTAATTAAATGGAATTTATTATGTTGGCAATTGTGTCTGCCTTAGCAGGCACCTTTGCCGATAATTTTTTAAACGCTACGACATCAAATGGAGGAACAAGAATGTTAGGTGGATTACCAGTAGAAATGATTACAATGTTAGGCTCTAGTGTTCTAGGTGGAATTATGTCCATTTGGGGTCAAAGTATAAAAGCTAAACAAGAACAGCAAAAAATGTTACTGCAAAGAGCAGATACACAAATGAAGTTTGTTGAAAGTGCCCGTACATATGATAATAAAGGATTTCAATGGACTCGTAGAATAATAGCACTATCTGCAGTTATGTCTATTATTGTGTGGCCAAAAGTTGTACCTGTATTTTTTGATACAAGTGTATGGCTTACTTGGACAGAACTATCAAGAGGATTTTTATTTCTTATAGAACAAAAAGAAGTAGTTATGGATAAAGAGTTTTTTGGCGTGGTTATTACCCCATTAGATACACATTTAATGTCAGCAATAGTTGGCTTGTATTTTGGAGGTAGCCTTGTTAAAAAATAGTTTATTAGTATTATTAATTTTATGTTTAACAACTGTCACTTTTGCAACAGATACAAATACACAATCGAATCAAAGTGGCTCTAACACAAATATAACAGGTGGCTATACATCAACAACATCAAATACGTACAGTGGTGGACAAACAAACACAACAACAAACACCACTACATCAACTTCCAATGGGTCAGATATACCCGTTAACTCGGCTAACGCACCATCCTATTCGGCAATGTCGCAGGATGTTTGTAGCATGGGTGTTAGTGGCTCTGTGTCTACTCTTGGCTTTGGGGTATCTGGCGGCAAACATGTAAGGGATTTAAACTGTGAGCGTATTAAGCTCAGTAAAGTTTTATTCGACTACGGTATGCGTGTGGCGGCTATTTCCCTTTTATGTCAAGATGAAAGGGTATTTGAAAGTATGATGATGGCAGGAACACCTTGTCCTTTTGAAGGAAAGATTGGGCCGGATGCTTTAAAGCAATGGAAGAAGTATGACATCGAAAGGCCCGATTATGAAATCTATATTTCTAAACTAGAAAATCGTTCTCGTATTGATGAAGAATTAGCTGAAATAGAAAAAGAAGAGCAGGCTAGAATACGACAAGAAGAGATACAAAAAGCTATTGCAGAAGGTAAAATAATAGAGACAAATATAGAAACAAAAGAAAAAAAAGTAATTAATGTTCACAAATAAATCTCATGAGAACATACATAAAAAATACAACTCTATGGATGCTTAGGGTTTATATTGTATGGTCAATTTGTTTAGATATAAGCGTAATTACTGGACTATTATATTATTTCTTTGTTTATTAGCAAGACCTGTTTTTTCTGTTGATGAAATAAATACAGGTAATTTATTAACTAACAGTACGTTTGATAATGGCTCCTTAACAGGGTGGACTACAAATAATACTAATCAATACCATGATGGTTTTGGTAATGAATGTGTAGGTTTAGCTGTTGATAATGATAACTCTGGATGTGGTGTATCGGGTAGTGCCGCTTTAAATGGTGGTGGTTATATAGAACAATCTGTATCTTTAGCTAATGATGGTGGATTAACTAAATCAGATATCAATGGTGGTTTTAAATCTACAATGTCTGTAGATGCATGGTTTTGGAGTGGCTCTGATGACCAAGTTATTATACGACAAACATTAGTTGATGATAATGGTAATGTCACCACACAAACGAGAATTGTAACAGGAACTACAGATAAAGTTTATACTAATGGTTATGATACCTATACGGATACTATTATAGTGTCTGAAAATACACAAGAAGATTATACTATTACTGCTAGAGTAGGAGCTGTCGATGGTGGTGGGTATAATACTGGTGACAGTCATAATGCCCCGGATATTGATAATGTTACATTAGATGTTACTTATTATATACCAGATATATTTGAAGCAGAACAGCTTGAAGAGCTTGAAGTAGAAACAATAGAAATTATAGAGTTTGAAGAATACTTTTCTGTCGATACAGATACAGATTTTTTTGAAGAGTATGTTATAGATACTTCTATGACCATGGATGAACCTATGGAAATGGAAGGTGTTACTGAGGAGTTTAATGAACCAGTAACAGAGGAGGTACCTAATGATACCTATGATGATACAGGCTTGGAAGAGCCTGCACCAACAATGGAAGAGGGCCCAACGAACGAAGAGAGCTCACCAGAGACTTTTGAAAATGAAGAGGAGGTTATGGAAGAGCCGACTAGAGATGAATTTGAGGAGGAAACATCTAGTCAAGAAACTGTAGAAGAATCTCCAACAGAAGAAGAAACAACAGAGGAAACTACAGAGGAAACAGAAAACAAAGAAGAGACAGAGACAAATGAAAAAGAGACTTCCGAAGAAACAGAACCCAGTAGTGAAGAGTCTGATGACTCCGAGGTACAGGCAGAAAGTGAAGGAGAACAAAAAGACATACAATCGGGCACCGTGGCAAAAACAGGGCCTATTAAAAATGTTGGGGGAATTGCAGTAAAAGTTAAAACTGTAGAAAAAGAATTAAGTAAATTTGATAAGCTACTACAACAACCCGATTTAGGACAATATAAAGAAGTCTCTTTTTATAAGTCTAAAAATATTTACACAGATTTAGATATGAGTTTTTTTGAACAGGCAAATCTTAATATGTATGCTAAAGATATTTACACAGGCATAACATTAGATACTTATGTTCAAAATGACCCAGTAGAAATACATAGGGTCAAAATAAAAGAAGCAAAAAATAAAACTAAATTATTATTACTAGAACTGGAGGCATTACGCAATGAAAATAATAGATAAGCTTAGTACATATGCAGCACTGATTGGTACAATATCAGTTATTGGAGGAGGCTTCTATGCATGGGGTCAATTCAATAGTAGACTTGATGCATTAGAAAGTGAACCACCAGTAAACCTACAACCCTTACAAGATAAAGATAAAGAGTTATCAAGTAAAATAGATGATGCTTTATTATATGCAAATGAATACAAAGTAGATTTAATTGATAGAATAAAAAATGTTAATGATAAAATTATTCCTGTAGATTTAACTTTAGTATTTAAAGAAATAGGTAAAGTTAGAGAAGAAGTAGCTATGATTGACATCCCTAATATAGACGGCATTAAAAAGGATATCAAAGAAATAAATGCTACTATAACAAGACTAGAACAAAAAATTGCTATTCTTCAAAAAGAAAATGAAGTACAAGATGCTCAAATAAAAGAAATTAAAGTTGAGTCTAGCAACCCACTAGGAGGTTAAATGCAAGTACCTATTAATCAGCCTAAAGTTACAATGAATAATCCTTTAACAAGGGATATGTATTTTTATGATTTAGTTAATCAGTATGGAAAAGGAAGAGATATTACTCCAATGACATCTGCATTAATGTCTTCAGAAAAACCTAAATTACCTACCATTGAAATAAAACCAATGGCACAACCCAATGTATCTATGAATAATATTGTGCCAACAATGGAACAGCCAACTAATACTATCTTAAATCAAAATTTAGGATTAATGGCTACTACAAATTTAAAGAGATTTTAATAAACCGTTAAGCTGTTCATCAAAATACTGTGAGTCAGCTTTACAGTGCCTTATAACGGCATTAATTAAATGAGCATAAAAGTCATTACCCAGTTCTTTAAGAACTGACTCGGGAGGTAACGACTCATGTCTTGTAATTAAATTGCCCTTATTATCAATTGACACTTCAGTCTTAAAAATGATAGCTTCATTATTTTGACTGGGTGTCATTTTTTTTGCCCTCATCTCTAACAAAGTTAGGATTTATGTTTGGGTCTAGCTTAGTTAAGTTATTTAATAAACCAATTAGTCCTGCTACTTCTTGGTAAGGTCGTGTAAATAAATACTTTGCTACAGTACTTATTTGTTTATCTGTAATAATATAATTTGTTTCCATGTTACTCCTTGTCTCGTTGTTTAATTTCACCTGCAATTGCACCATAAGCCGCCATATCAATATACGTATCATTGGTTGGCTCACCTAATTTAGTTCTTGCAATTTTTAATAAACACATCATAATAGCCACATCGTGTGCAGTTACTCGACTACCTAAGTATGCTGCCCATAATGTGGCTATATTTTTATGGTTATCTACCTTGTCACCATAATCTTTTTGCCGTTGCCCGCCGACTAATTTCGTTGCTTCTTTTAATAAATCATCTGTTTTCATTACCATTGTATCCTCACAGTTTAAATAATTCATTAATTGGAATAAGGTAAGCTTTTGATTTTTTAAAGTCACCTACATTCTTTGTTCTATGTTTATGTTTTTCAATTAGTTGTTTTAACTTATCTGTTTTAAACCATATAATACAATGGTCTTCTTTACCATTAGCTAATACGTGAGCCCAGTAGGTAGCCTCTGTTTTTGCTATACCACTTGGTTTACCAAACGACTCATACTCAATAGCTATGTTACCAGTTTTAAACCACCAGTCTCTCTCTGTTTTAACTTCAATAGTTCCTTCTTCAATCATCTGACGGATACGTTCTTCACGGCCCTGTCCATATTTTAAATCAATATCAAATTTAGTATTTTTCATTAGTTTAACCTTTTTTCTCTTTTTTTATGTAGTGTATCAAAGTCCACAGTATTGTTTTCTAAGGGATTAGCAAGTGATTCCATACCGTCATCAAATACTTTATCCGGATTTTCTATAGCTCTTTTAACCATTCCATGTGCTATTGTCAATGCAATTGAATATGCGTAATTCATTTGTGATAACTGTCTTTCTACAACAGAGCATGCAAATCCATTTGGCGATGGGTACACATGTATTGTAACTTTGTTTTCTTCATCAAGAATGCCATTATCCATTTTGTTCTCCTATTAGTTTTATAAAATGACTTGCGTCAACAATAGCTAATGGCTGAAGCTTATTCATTTTGATTATAGCAAGAGGTATCTGTTTATCCTCTGCATTGCTTTGTGCTTGTTCCATGATATCATAAATACCTTTAAATGTTTGTTTATTTTTACATTCAATAGAATATTTAATAGACTCTTTTGCAACATTAGATAATTTAATATCTTGTCCAGACTCACCCATAATGGCAGACTGGACATCATTATTATTTAAAGAAGGAAATACTTTTAATAGTTCATCACGAACCCATTGTTGTAGCTTTCTACCTTTAGCTTTTCTACTCCGGACTGATATCATCTGGTTCTTTGCGTGGATTAGTTACTTTCGTATACCACACATATTTAGGTTTAGAAGAAGTGGATTGTTGCTGTGGTAAGTATTGTATCTCATCACCCCAACAAGGTTTCTTATAAGGGCAAAAATTACATACACTATTTAATACTCTATTACCTGTAGGTTTTCTATAAAAAGTCTCCTCTACATCTTCGTAACACCTTTTAAATGGTACATTATCATCTAATGCTTTTACCTTTTCTTTTGCTTCTTTAATAGCTTTTTGTTTATGTTCATCATCTATTCTTGGAGTTTCAACGACAGCCCATTCACCTGTTGATTTATTAATAGCTATCCAACCAGCAAAATCTGAATTATCTGCGTCACCATAAAGATATCCTTGAGAGACATAACCAAAAGTATCATTTGTATTTATAGCGTCAAATCCACCTTTGTCTCCAAATTTATAATCAAAAGAATAAGGCGATGCACTTTTAATATCCCATACTCTATCCTGTATTTTTACATCATATGTCCCTTCTATTTTTACATTATCAGATTTAAATGTAACTGGTTTTTGAAACTCTTCTATTTTTATACCTGCAGATTTCATGATAGCAACACTAAGTGCCTCAATAATATCTCCAAATATGAACCTCATTTTAGCATTATAAGGAGGTAGTTCTGGTTTTTCCCCTTTCTTTTCCATTTGTAATTGGCATAAAGGTCTGCCAATATTACTCATACGGACACGAAATTTATCTTCACGTTCCTCGGTAAACTGTTTTTTAAAAGCATCCTTACATGCCTCACCAAACTCGTTTATAACAGTACTTGATATAGGTACAGAGGCCTTATTGGCCTCTGATAGGAATACCTGTACTTTTTCTAGAATAGAGCTCATTATCCTGCTGCCAGAATATTTTCTGGGCTCTCTTCTATCTCGTTGATAACTTTTGCAGTCTCACCATCAGATGATTTTTTATCCTGTGCCTCTTTCCATTTAGCAAAGATAGCATCGTTTTCATCTTTAATGCGTGACTGGAACATTTCCATATGCTCAAGGTCATCTTTAGTAAACTGTACTTCTTCATTGGAGATAGAAATACTAGGTACATAATATACATTTGAACCTGCAGTTTTACGTAAAGGTGTATTCAAGTGTAAGACATGATTTTGCATAAGCTTATCCTTACCTTTTAATCCTTGAATAGCCTCTGATACAGGCCTAAAAGATGAACCTGCTGAACGCCATAAGATAGGCATATTCTCAACTTTTACAGGAGAACCGTCTGCAGTTGTTGCGTCCATTGTTACCAAACCATACACTAAAATGTAACAACGAGCACTGCGTTGAGCTTCTGCTTCAGCAGGTGTTAATTCATCTTTTGATTTACCTATAATTCTACCACATCTAACACCGCCGGTGCTATCTATGGCTTCTTCTTTCCAACTTTTAAAGATGATAGAAGTAGAAGGATAGGAATTAGTGTCAGCATCATATTTCATATACTGATATCCTCTAATAAAAGGCCTAAAGTGTACGGGCTTATCCTTTTCTTTTAAAGAATATACCTTAGCCTCAATATCGGGATAATAAGTTGAATAGACACCCGGTCTTAGAGTATTACCCTCTTCGTCTTCCGCCTGTCTACTTATAGATAGTTTGGGCAAAATTCCTGCACTCATTTCGGAGCCATCATCTTGTCCTGTCATTTTCATAATCTCTTCTTTACTTAGAGATTGAAATGTTTGTAAGTCATTTACCATGTGTTAACCCTCCTAGGTTAAATATTGTTAAATTGTTTATAGATATTTATGTACGATTTGTCAAGCATAAATTTCTGTTTCTAACCAATTAGGGCCTACTTTTATTTCGACATCAAGAGGTACATTGAAGTCTATACCATACAAGTCTTTCATTGATTGTATTACCCCTAAACAACCTTCACGCAAAGAAGTAGCGACCAACTCTTCTTCGCCGGGGAATACATCCGCAACAATAGAGTCATGTACAGTGTTAATAAGTAGGCTCCTAGTTTGGTTTTTCTCTAGTAATTTGTGTATGTTAATACACGCTAGAGGTACGATGTCGGCAGTAGCAAATCCTTGCACAGGATAATTTTTTATCTGTGTAGAAAAACTTGCACCGCCCCATGGCATGCGTTCTGCTTTTGGAAAAGCATATTGTCTACCAGAAGATATCGTTACTGTTTTGTGACGAATAGCTTCATCTTGTAGTCTATCATGCCAAACTTTTATATCCGGATACTTTTTTAAGAATGCGGAATAATATTTCTTTTCATTTTCTGTACCAGACATGCCACCATACAAAGGTTTAAATGTATGGGGTTTTGCCTCTTGTCTTGAACATCCAATAATATCTGCTGTGTATTGATGAACATCAACACCATTTTTAATATCCTTAATACCTTGTTTATCTTGAGCTAAAAATACAGCAGTTCTAAATTCTAATTGAGCATAATCTATTTCCATAATTTTACCATTTTCAAATCGTGAGGCAATAGATTTACGAATAGGAAAAGTAGAACCCCTTGGTTGATTTTGAAAATTAGGGTCTCTACTTGATAATCTTCCTGTTGCTGTAATACATTGCATAAATTGAGGATATAAAAATCCATTAGACTTTCTAAATTTTTTTATTCCTTCAACAAATGTAGAGAGGTAAACCTCAAGGGCATTAAATCTCATTATCTTTTTAATAAAATCTTTTAGCTCTTTGTTTTGAGAAAACCTATCTATTCTTGATAGTGTTATCTTATCTGTTTTAAATCCACCTTCAGATATATCGGAAACATATTGTGGAATACCCGCATTAAATCCTGCACGTTCTGGTAAACTAATATAGATAAAACCCTCAGCATTACAATCTGTACATTTATTTAGTGATTTATAAGGCTGACCATTTGTTTTAGTTTTACGTATTCTACCTTGACCTTTACAAACAGAGCATTGCTCTGCTCTTGTTTTATACACAGGCTCCAACTTACCTTTAAACATCTGTTTCAATTGTGTTTTAGAGTAAGGGGGCCTTTTTTTTGGTCTCTTAGTTATTGGGTCAATACCTAAATTAAATTTCTTTGACCAGTCTTTTTTATTATTTACTTTTACACCATAGACTAGCCAAGATAATTGTTCTGGGCTTGAAGGGTTTATTTTTGTATCGCCCATTCTTTGATGAATTATATTATCAAGCTCAACTCGTAACTTTTTATACTCTTCTTCAAAGTCTTTTTCCACAGTATCTAAAGCGGTACTATCAATATAGATACCATTGTTCTCCATGTGCGAAAGAACGACACAAAATTCACACATAACTTTTACTGTTTTTAGTAGCCCTTTATTACTTGGTTTGTTAAATTGTGCCATTTGTGAATCGAACAAAGCTCTTGTTGATTTTATATCAAGCCTACCATACTCATCTAATTCAGACATCGGTACATTCTCAAAAGAAATATTTTGTTCTAAATACTTTTCCATTAAATCAGACTTTTGTATAACACCTCTTCGTTGGCATAAATGTTTTAGTTTAAGGCTTGTCTTTACACCTCTTTGTAAAACATATTCTCCTATCATGGTGTCATAAATTCTACCATTATATGTAAACCCAGACTCCCATAACCATATTAAATCAAACTTAATGTTATGACCTACAAGTAAGGTAGTCTTATCTAAAATATCCTGTACTCGTTTTCTATCGGGTACACCTTTAAACTCTCGGTGTTTAAAAAATATATAATCATCATTGAGACCCATGCATATTAAAAAGTTTTCTGGGTTCTTTGTTGATGGGTCTTTTTGTCCATCGACAACTTGGAATGATGTTTCTACGTCAAATACTGTAATCATTTTATAGTCTTTCTCTTATTATCAAAAGAACACTCACCGTTCTCATGAACATACAATAATTTTACCCCCAATTGTTTTTGATAATCAGTTGTTTTTCTATGTATTATACTGCCGGGTTTCCATGTTTTTCTATACGAAACAGACTTAACATCTAACTTAATAACTCGACCTGTATCTTTATGTATACCAACAATATCAATAGGACAGCCTTCTTGCTTTCTATTAAAGATATAATAATTATTTTTTGTTAGCCATATAGAGGCGTAGTCTTCACTAATTAATCCTTTTTCAATTTTTTTCATCGATAATAACTTTCTTTTGTTTCTATTAATCATAAATCGTACCTCGATAATTCTGGCTGTATGGTACATGTAATTAAACCATGCCAACCTGTTATTTTATTTTTGCTTATTGCTAAGCTTCTTACATTTTGATTATCTTCTAGGCTGTTGTTATATCCTACTCCAATAATCACATCTGCCTCAGCGGCTTTACCTGTTTTACTTCCCTCCATCATATCAAAGGTTAAGTTAAACTTACCGTGCCCATCAGCGGAAGCTTGCGATACTGCTATTACACAGCAATTATTTCTTTTTGCTATCTCTCTTGCACCAGTATAAATTGCTCTAAGTTTTTCATCGGTGCGTGCAAAATTACCTTTTACATTTACTTTATCTAACTGGTCAATAACTAGTATGTCTGGTTTTTCTTTCTTTACAAAGTCATCTACCATTTCTAAGTCCCAATCTACAGTGTCTAGAATGTTAATATTTTGTCGTATTTCGGCCCATTTTTCCTTTGCTAAAGGCATATCAGCCCGTACTTCATCAAAAGTAAGGCCTGTATAGGCATTTATTAGTCTCATTTGAGTCCTAATTGCAGGCTCTTCGTTGATAAGAGCACATACTTTAGCCCCTTGAGACGCAAATCCGTCAATTCCTGCGACTAAATTTACCCAGAATGCTGTCTTACCACTCTCTGGTCTCGCAAAGACTATCACTAGATTACCTTCACCTACACCATTAACTTTATCTCTAAGTGGTGCTAAATTAAATTTAAATTTTGTATTATCTTTTAAGCTTTCTATCAGCGTATCAATATCACCAGTAACATAAGAATAATCATCATCATTATCTGATACTGGCTCTTCTAATATCTTTTGTATTTCAGAAAAATCTGCGTCTCTTCCATTGTATATTTCTGTAGCAAGAACAGCTATTCTACTTGCAAGTCTTCTTTTGTACAATGATTGGAGAATATTATTTGCAATCGTTTCATTAGGTTCTGTTAAACTATTTATATCTTTAATTAAATTACTAAAGTTTTCTTTTGATGCCCTTGTTAATGCAGGATTGTATACATCTGTATGCAAAGAAGATATTTCATTTATACTTAAATTAGCATCAGAGTCTTCATGAGCACGTCTAATGGTTTCATATAAATCTCCTGTACCATTTGTAAATAATTCTTTGGAGACTTTAGTTTTGTTTTTAGTGTAAAAATCTTTTTTTAATAATAATTTAATTAGTTCTTTTTCCATTGTTGGTCGCTTTCAGTTGTTTTAATATATCTCTCATTAATTTTGTTTTTGTTTTGCCTTTCCAAAGTTGTGTATAAAACTTTGCACTGGTTTTGTCAAGTCTACATGACGCTGTACCTAATGGCCATGATTTTAAATATGCTAAATAAAATTTATCAGATAAACTTCTCATACTTTTTTGGCTTATTTTAACGGCTATTTTTTTATACTCACCTGTTACACCATAGACACAATGAAAATACTTTTGTTTTTCCATAACAAACCAAGGGTAACTGCCGCAGTCAATTAACTTCCACATTATACTTGCCTCATAAAACTATAATCATTTCCATAATCCCAATCGTCTGTACTCTTACAAGGAGTACATATACGATTATGCGAACCTTCACTGTCAAAATTATTATTGCACATTAAACATATTTTTTTAGTTAAATTTTCTGTTTTAATTTTTCTCATATGAACAGCACCTCTTCTAAAAAAAACAGTGCGTTTATGACCTTTGGCTCTATTATATTTTCTTCTTTGCATTTTTTTTACTCCTGCGTAACAGAGATATCCATGTGTCTTCAAACATCACAATACCTTGTTTTATATTTTTCTTTGTTTTGTTTTTATCATGTAAGTAATCATACAGGAAGTCTGTAAGTAAGTCAACAAATTGAATTGAAAAGAATTTTTTAAACATAATAATTTATTATCCCTGATAAAAAAATAAATAAAGCTATGGAATTAATAAATACAAGAGCCTTATCATGCCATAACATTCCTACAATAAACCATCCAGTAACACCTACAGCATGAAAAAACATATTATAAGGCTGTATATTTGAGGCCGTTAAAATCATTCCAATAAGGATAATACCACTGGCTATCCATTTGATATACCAAGATAAATCTCCTTTTGGAGTTATTTTATTTTTAGGCATGCACCCACCATTTTGGAGGGAATACACCTTTTTCCCATTTAGCAAAATACGCTTTAGCACCTTGATAATATTTTCTGTATGCAGTTACATAATCTTTATCTTTGTATTCATCTGGCATACATTGAGGTGGTTCAGTAATATAATCTTTATGCATTACTTTTTTAATTTTATTTTCATATTTATTTTTATAAATTGCATCAATAATACGAAATGATTTATGTTCTTTATTAAATCGTTGTTCATATTGGTGATTAATATATACAGCGTTTTTTAATGCCCAAATAAAATTTTGTCTAGTATGACCTACCCATATAGTCATTGGGTGTTTAGGATAAGCAGGCTTGTATAAATCATCAAATTCTTTTTCTGCATTAGCTTGTACAGCAGTGGATAACATTTGACAACTTTCTAATAACATTTTTGGCACATGCTTATCACATAAAGCAAGTGCAGCTTTGGACGGGTCACTATCTAAAAAAAATATATTCATAATAATAAACTTTCTATTTGATGTTTATCAAAATACTTCAAATCATCTTCAAGTATCTTAACTTCACTATCCATATAATACCTTAGTTGATTGCTTATGTCAAACGCCTTAGTCGTTGCGTCTCTGTCTAATGCCACAATAACTTTTTTAAATTTACTTTTTAATACAGGAATAAAACTTGCAGGTAAACTTGTACCCATTAAAGCTACACCAGTATAAACTTCCGATACAGCACAGGCACTGGCACAATCCTCTACAAGTACTGCCGTATCACTATTACCACAAATAAACGGATATGTTTTATCCCCATAGATATACCATTTAGGATACACCTCTGCATTTAATCCCCTTCCAATTGCCCCTTTTATTTTTTCTTTTTCTTTTATTAAAAATACAGCTCGGTGTTGTCTTGCGTCATACCGCATGTCTGCCTTACCATCTATGTATGCTTGTATACAATGGTTTTTCTTTAAGTAATCAGTACATTTATCTGTAGAAAAAATACTAACAAAACTTTCTGGAAGTACAAAGTCTTTTGGCTTTTCTTTTTCTTTTGTTACTACGGTTTCGATTACTTGTTGCATTGTCATTTCTCCTTCATGTTTTCCCTTTGATGAGCAAGACGCATGAAAGCAATACCACATCAAATGAGAATTATGTTTTTTGACGGTGAGGGTATTTGTGTTATGACAAAAAGGACAATCAATACGCATGTCCACATCTGTATTGGGGATTAATGTTTTTATAATGGATAATTGTTGTGTATAATTCATGGTTTGTTTTTATAGTATAAAATAAAAAGAGTCAAGGGCAGAAAGGAAG